AAGCCGGGAACAACATTCGAGTTCACTCTGGACGAGACCAATTACGTCGAAGATGAAGAATTGGATTTGATAGCTGTTTTCGTTCCGAATTGTCCAGATCTTAAAGATAGGACTGAATGGCTACCCAAGAACTATCCTTCGGGAAGTTGTATAGCCACCTTTCTTGCTAGATTTGCCAATACGGGTGCTGAGAAAGAGAGAATATCAGTATCTTTTGGAACGATAGGGCACAAGTACAAGCATCGAATGTATGGAGGAGCATATCATACCAAAATGTCAAGGAAAGGCGCGTGCATGGGTATGCTTATTTCCGAGACCAAAAGTCCAGTCATTTTGGGCTTTCACATTGGAGGAAATCCAGTACGGAACAATTATGGTTGTATGATGACAATCACTCAGAGCAAATTACAAACGCTTATTGAGAGACTAGATTCTAAAGATCATGTTCTGTTACCTCCTAGTGGAGGAACTATGCCGGACAAGCAGCTAGGAAGAGAAGTTTTATCTAGTTGCGATGTGCATCCAATGTCAATGGCTGCGAATTTACCGCAAGATGCTCAAGTTGAAGTGTTAGGAGCTACAAAGCTGCGTACTAAGATGAAGAGTAGAGTCGTTCCTTCCATTTTATCACACCATGTAGAGGAAGAGTGTGGTGTTCCTAGTAAGTGGGGCAAGCCCAAACTAGAACCGAATTGGAAAGGTTATAATGCCACTCTCGAACACATAGTCAATCCTGCCAAACAATTCAGTCCCAAACTGTTAGCACATTGTGTTGATGATTGGTTGGATCCTCTCCTTGTGATTGCTCGTAATGAGAAGAAAATACGGAGGTTAACTGATTTTGAAGCTATACGTGGCGTGCCTGGTGAACGGTTTTTGGAGCCTCTTAAGTTGTCTACAGGAATGGGTTTTCCTGTGTTTGGTCCAAAAAGTAGGGTAATAGAACCAATATGGCGAGACAATGAAATAGTGGACTACAAGATAGATCCAGAAGTTCAGGCGGAAGTTGAAAGATTGGAAACTTGCTGGTCGCGTGGTGAGAGAGCGTACCCTATAGTCACTGCAACGCTTAAAGATGAACCCACGGAAATTGGAAAAGATAAAGTTAGGGTTTTTCAGGCAGCACCAGTTGCAATGAGCATTCTGATTCGCAAGTATTTCTTGCCCGTAGCAGCATTTTTGAATTCTCATCCTATAGAAGCTGAAAGTGCTGTTGGCGTGAATGCCTTTTCTGACCAATGGGAGAAGCTAATGGATCATTCCGAAAAGTTTTCCAATGATGGTAAAGTCCTTGCGTGGGACTATTCCAAATTTGATGTGCGAATGAGTTCGCAAATCACAATCCAAGTCTGGTATTCTTTTTTAAAGATTGCCAAAGCAGCAATGGCTTGGAACGGATGGAGCTGGCACGATATTTACATCATGCGAAACATGATTTATGATATTGTTCATCCAACAATAGACTGGAATGGTACGTTGTTGGCAGTTCCTAACATCAACACGTCTGGAAACAATTTGACAGTAAACGTTAATGGGACGGCGGGTTCCTTATACGTGCGGTTAGGTTTTTTCCACACATATCCCAACTTGATAGGTGTCAAATCATTTCGGGAGTGCGTTTCTGCGCTAACATATGGAGATGATTTTAAAGGGAGTGTTGATGAAACATATAGAGATTTTAATTTTGAGTCATATGCTGATTTTCTTAAGGAGCATGACATCAAAATAACTCCTCCCGACAAAAGCGAAGATTCTTTTATCTTCATGGATGTTGAAGATGCTGATTTTCTGAAAAGGAAGTCTAGTTATATTGAGGAGTTGGGTGTGAAGATAGGTAAGTTAGACGAGGACTCTATCTTCAAATCTCTACATTCAAACCTTCGATCCACCTCAGCATCACCAGAAGAAGTAGCGGTGAGCTGTATCGAAGGGGCCATGCATGAGTGGTTCGCACACGGACGTAGTGTGTATGAAATGCGTCAAAAACAAATGAAACGGGTTTGCAATCGTGTAGGTCTCCCCGTACCAGCTGTAGACGTGACTTTTGATGAGAGGGTGTCTCATTGGAAGGATAAATATGTAAATAAGAAATAGACCGCACACTTTACTTTTTCCTGTAAATAATTGGCGTAAGGAATCTCCGCGAAGTCTTAGAGATTCCATTTGGCCCTTTGGTGGTTACTCGGATAAACCATTAGTATCAGAAGATGCGCCTGTAAATAATTTAGATATATATGATATAATACATTCTACATTGATGAATATGTGGTTAGGTGTATTTTTAGATGAATACCACAATATAGATTACAACGAAGAAGATGAGGAGGAACACGAGCCCAGTTTCCTCCGTGATGTGTGGGACGAAATCAAGTACGTCATGCCTCAAGCTGATGAACAAAAGGTTAGTCCTGCGGGCACCGGTGAACAACATCAGACAGTAAAATTTCATGATACCCATCCAGGGTATGATCTGTCAACAAAAACAGAAGCAGATCAATTGTCCCGTCAATTTTTTCCTGATGATGTTCCTTTGGATCAATATTTTTCTCGACCAATTAAAATTTACGAATCCGTATGGAACGTGAATGGTGTGATAAATAATGGATTTTCCCCTTGGCAACTATATTTTCAGAATAACAGGATAACGAATCGTCTTTCCAATTACAGAATGATGAGATGTAATCTTAAAGTGAAAATTATGGTGAATGGTACTCCATTTCACTATGGCAGATTGTTGTTTTCATACTATCCTCTTCCTAATGAGGATGGCTACACTAAAACACGATTCGCAATTCCCGAGGATGTGGTGGCTGCATCTCAGCGGCCTCACATTTGGATAGATCCTACAAATTCACAAGGAGGAGAGCTAACACTCCCTTTCTTTTGGCCAGAAAATGGAATTGATCTACCAACTGGACTATTCGATTCTATCGGTCAAGTTGTTTTTCATACTGTTAATCCGCTTAAACATGCTCTAGGAAAAACTTCACCTGTTACCATTCAGGTGTTTGCCTGGGCAGAGGACATGCACTATGCTATTCCAACTGAGTGGGACATTGCCTCCATTTCCCCTCAAGCCGACGAATACTCCAAGGGTCCAATATCTCGTACTTCAACAACAATAGCAGCAGCTGCTGGTTTGTTGTCCAAGATTCCAACAATATATCCTTTTGCAAAGGCAACACAACTTGCTGCCAATGCTGTAGGAGGCATTGCTTCCCTATTTGGATATTCGAATCCTCCTAATTTAGAATCTAGTGTATATAAACCGATGACTAAATGTAATCTTGCTGTGTCTTCAGGTTTGGATGACTGTACAAAGTTAACTCTTGACCCAAAGAGTGAGACAACTTTGGATACACGATTACTAGGTCTTACAGGAGAAGACGAGATGACAATAAATAGT